ACGAGTTGACTGGACTCGCATATGATCCTACGAGAAAACTATCTCCGTTGACTGCATATGTGAAAGAAAGCACGAACACAAATCGCGTAAGCGTTCAATATAGTCCCGTGCCTTACAATTTGGATTTCGCTTTGTATATCTACGTCAAAAACATGGACGATGGATTGCAAATTGTCGAACAGATTCTACCATTCTTTGGACCTGAATGGACTAATACGATCAATTTGATTCCATCGATGGGTATCAGTAAAGACGTTCCGACGATTCTAAATAGCGTTACGTATGATGATACGTACGAAGGAAACTACGAAGAACGCAGAGCAATCGTTTGGACATTGACGTTCACGATGAAAGGATACTTCTTCGGGCCAGTTCGTACGAGTGGTATCATCAAGCGTGCCACGACGAATCTTGGTGCGATTACGTCTCCAGCTTTGATCGAAGGAGATTTCGTAACATTCGATACGAACTTTATCACTGGTGATGAAATCGATAATGCTGCGGTTTCAAGTCGAGTTACGATTACACCTGGTCTATTGGCAAATGGCGCACCTACGACAAACGCTGCTGCATCGATTCCTGTAAATCAAATCTCGGCAAATAGCAATTATGGATTCGTAACGAACACTGAATTTCTTATATAAGAGTATGTAATGACAAATAAAACAACCATGGTACTTTCTCAAACGTTGGGTTTGCAAGTACCACCAGAAACGAAACCTTCGCCAACCGTGCCTAAGCCAGTCGAACAAATCGATCCGATGCAAGCGGCAAAAGAAGATTTCGACGTTGCGCGTAAGAACATAAACGAATTGGTAACGAAGGGTGCGGAAGCACTAGGATCATTGATCTCCCTCGCGCAAGCGGGCGAGCATCCGCGCGCGTATGAAGCTGTCGCAACTCTTATCAAAGCTTTGTCGGATGCGAATAAAGATTTGATGCATATTCATAGTCAGCGCAAAGACTTGACACCATCGGACCAAAGTTCTCCAACATCTGGAATCAATGCCGTCTATATTGGCTCTACATCCGATCTTCAGGAAATTATTCGCAAGTCGATCAAACCTAAAGTGATCGACGTACAAGCTGAGGAAGTGAAGAATGGCAGCTAATAAGAGTGAATTCTATTTGGCGAATCCGCTGCTAAAACGCGCGAACGTCAAGATCGAATTCACACCAGACCAAATCGAAGAATATGTCAAGTGTGCAAACGACGTTGAATATTTCGTAGAAAAGTACATTCGCATCGTCAACGTCGATAGTGGTATCGTGCCATTCAAAATGTATCCGTATCAGAAAAATATGATACGTACATTTGCCAACAAGCGTTTCGTTATCACGAAGATGCCTCGTCAGTCGGGTAAGTCAACGACTGTCGTTTCCTATATTCTATGGCTGATCCTATTCAAAGACAACCAAAACGTCGCCATTCTCGCGAACAAAGGTAAGCTTGCGAACGAACTCTTGGAAAAGCTTAAGCTTGCGTACGAATTCATTCCAAAGTGGATGCAACAAGGCGTCCTGACGTGGAACAAAGGTAACATCGAACTTGAAAACGGTTCGAAGGTCGTCGCAGCAGCTACGTCCGCGAGCGCGGTTCGTGGTAACACATACAACTGTATTCTACTCGATGAATTCGCGTTCGTTCCACGTAACATCGCAGAACACTTTTTCGCATCCGTTTATCCTACGATTTCGTCCGGTAAAACGACGCAGGTTATCATCGTTTCGACTCCATTCGGTATGAATCATTACTACAAGATGTGGATGGATGCGAAAGAATCCAGATCGTTGTATGCTCCAATCGAGGTGCATTGGCGCGACACTCCAGGTCGCGACGACAAGTGGCGCGATGAAACGATCAAGAACACCAGCGAAGAACAATTCCGCCAAGAGTTCGAATGTCAGTTTATTGGTTCTACCAATACACTCATCCATCCAACGAAGCTACAAGAACTTGTATTTACGACTCCAATCAAGGATCGATGGGGTATCGATATCTATGAAGAACCGCAAAAAGGTCGAATATACGTTATACCCGTCGATACTGCACATGGCGTCGGAGGAGACTCGTCCGCATTTACCGTAATCGATGTTACTGAAATGCCGTATAGGGTCGTCGCAAAATACAAAAGCAACGTCATTGCTCCCATGGCATTTCCTGAAATCATATATTACGCAGGACAAAAGTACAATTGGGCATTCATCATACCTGAAGTGAACGATATCGGTTTGCCTGTATCGCAGGCGCTGATGATGGACCTCGAATATGAAAATATGATCTTCACGATCATGAAGGGTAGAGCAGGACAAAAGATTACCGGCGGATTCTCGAAAGCAGCAGTCGCGGGTGTGCGTATGTCCAAACAGGTCAAAAAGATTGGATGTTCCAGCTTGAAGGATATCATCGAGGGCAACAAACTGCTAATCGTCGATTACGATATCATCGAAGAACTGTCCACATTCATTCAAGAAAAAGATTCATTCGAAGCCGAAGAAGGACACCATGACGACTTGGTTATGACGTTGGTTATCTTCGGTTGGTTGACAAGACAAGAGTACTTCAAGGAGCTTTCATCGACCAACGTTCGTAAACGTCTGGCCGAAGAACGGCACGCACAGATGATGGAAGATTTGTTGCCTGCTGGATTCATCGATGATGGGCAATCCCAGATGGCTATCGAACGCGATCCTATGGAAATTGACGAATTTAGTACGACTTGGAAGCATAATCTGTAGAACTCTTTTTTTATAAATATCGAGTAATTACGACTTTATAGTAACCTAAAAAGGAGTTCGACATGCCATTTCAAGTTTCTCCGGGCGTAAACGTCTCTGAAATCGACTTGACAACCATTATTCCTGCCGTAAGCACCACAGAAGGTGCGCTGGCAGGTCATTTCAATTGGGGTCCGGTTCAGAAGCGCGTTCTCGTGGACAGCGAAGATTCTTTGGTAAAGCAATTTGCGGCACCAAACGCTAACACGGCGACCGATTTTTTCACGGCAGCAAGCTTTCTGGGTTACGGCAATCGTCTGTACGTCGTTCGCGTCGTCAACGAAGCTAACACTGGCGCTACGACAAACGTTAAGCAAACGTCTCGTATTGTCGCACGCAACGCCGTATCCAACGCAGCTAACACCCGTAATACCGTTGTCAAGTCCGACGACGATTACGAACTTAACTTTGCTCCAGCAACTGGTACTGCCGCAGCTATCACTGGCGTAGGTAACTGGATTGCAAAGTATCCAGGTGAACTTGGAAACTCGCTTCGCGTTTCCGTCTGCCCTTCGGCAAACGCATGGCAGTCCACGATTGCAGCTAACCTGATCTTCCAGGCTGGCAACACGACGGTTCTACCTCGTGGCTCGAACACCAACAACTTGATTCCAAACGGAACCGGTTTGCCTGGTGGTTCGACTGGTCCTGTTCCAAACTTGACTTCTCGTATTCGCGCCGGAGATATTCTCACTGTCTCTACGACTGGTATCAATCTTGGTACTGGTCTCCGAGTCGCGTCTGTTACGGCAAACGCAATCATTCTTGCGACCGCGCCTACACAAGCGCAACTTGGTGTAGCTAACACCACGGCGCGCGTCAAGAGTAATGCGGTACGTCGTAACTGGGAGTTCATTAACCAGTTCAATGCGGCACCTGGTACTTCCAAGTACGCTTCGGATGTTGGTGGATCGAATGACGAAATGCATGTCGTTGTGGTCGACGAAGATGGTGCATTTACTGGCCGCGTAGGAACCGTTCTCGAACGCTTCGAAGATGTTTCGAAGGCAGCGGACGCAATGACGCAAGACGGTGCAAGCAACTTCTATCGTAATCAGATAAACGATGGTTCTTCGTACATCTGGTTTGCTGCACACCCATCGCAAATCACGAATGCCGGTCGTCTGGCAGCAGGTACCAACTTCTTGACTGGTACTCAGCAGCTACCGATCAACGATTCTCTATCGCTTGGTCGTGACGGTGCGGCTCCTCGCGATGCCGATTACATTTTCGGCTATGACAAGTTCACGTCGGCAGAAGATGTAGACGTTTCGCTTGTACTAGGTGCTGGTGCAAATCAGGCTCGTGCTGTACACCTTATCAATAACGTTGCCGAATCTCGTAAGGATTGCATCGTGATTCTATCGCCAGAACGTGCTGACGTTGTTGGTAACTCGTCTTACTTGAACAAGGAAGTCGATGACACCATCGAGTTCCGTAACCTACTCCCATCCA